CATCCAGAAAGCAAGCCGTGGCTATCGCTATGAGCGAAGCAAAGATGGCTAAAAAGAAAAAGTAACAATGTCATCAGGACAATTAAAACGCCATGATGGTTTTAATCCAGTTCAAATAAAAAATGGCATGATAGTAAGACTGCGTAAAGATGGAACAATAAAAGCAGTCTTGGGAAAGCATGGGGAATATGGCAAGCAAGAAAGACTCAAGGCTCGCTAGAGCAGGAGTATCTGGTTTTAATAAACCTAAGAGAACTCCTAGTCATCCAACAAAATCACATGTAGTAGTAGCCAAAGAGGGTAGTCAAGTTAAGACTATCCGCTTTGGTCAACAGGGTGTAACTGGTGATAGACAACCAAGTGCACGACAAAAATCGTTTAAGGCTCGTCACGCCAAGAATATTGCTAAGGGCAAAATGTCCGCAGCGTATTGGGCAGATAAGGTGAAATGGTGAAAGGTAAAGCATTTTGGGACAAGAAGAATCCAAAAAAGACATCTACAAAACTGACTTCTGCACAGAAGGCTGCTGCCAAGGCTCGTGCAAAGGCTGCGGGTCGGAAGTACCCCAACCTTGTGGACAACGCTGCTGTAGCACGCAAGAGTAAGAAGGGCAAGTAATGGCAACAGGAGTTGCAGGAAGCACTCTAACAAGCGAAATGAATCGTGTAGCCAACAATGGTACATATCCTGCTATGACGGCTTACAAAGCCCTTGTAGGGGCTGCTAATGCCTGGGCTGGTACATCTGGCTTAGGTCTTATAGGTGCCCTTAATATCAAGGCAGATAGCGGTAGACAGCCTAATAACTATAAAGGTTTAAACGCTGTATGCAATGAGATTGCTGGTACCTCTGGTCTATCAGCCGTGGATGCTTTAAGGAGTATAGACCTATGAGTGATTTCGCTGGATTAATAAATCGTGTAGAAGCAGTACTCCATGGTTATACCGAAAATACCGAACCAACTACTTGGCTTACTACAACTGCTACTAGTGCTACAACAAGCATGACTGTTTACGATGCTTCAGTAATAGGTCGTGGATATATTCAAATTGATGATGAAATTGTATTTGTTAATAATACAGACAATGTGGCTAACACTTTAACTCTCCCACCTTGGGGTAGAGCACAGCGTGGTACTACTGCAGCAGCACATAGTGCTAATGCAAAGGTTACAGTAAGTCCATTATTCCCACGCCAAGAAATTAAAAATGCTATTAACGATACCATCAATGCAATGTACCCAATGGTGTTTGCTGTTAGTTCTTATGACTTTGATTATGTAGCAGCAAGATATTCTTATTCAATTCCAGCAGCAGTAGAAAATGTTTTAAGTGTAACTTACTCAACCATAGGTCCATCTAGGGAGTGGTTTCCTGCTCGTGGCTGGCAGTTAGATAGAACCGCAGATACTGATTCCTTTAGCAATGGTAAGAGTATTTCAATTTATTCTGAGATTGTTCCTGGACAAACAGTCCATGTTGTTTACAGTAAACGCCCAACATTATTAACTAATGATAATGATAATTATGAAACAGTTACAGGCTTTCCTTCATACTCAGAGGATGTAGTTATTTATGGTGCAGCCTTCCGTATGATTTCTTTCTTGGACCCATCACGCCTTGGTCCTCAATCTGCAGCAGCAGATATTTTAGATGGCGTAAGACCACAAGGTTCTGGTCAAAATACAGCCAGATTTTTATACAACATTTATCAACAAAGACTTAATGAAGTTGCGGATAACCAACGCCGTCAACATCCAATTCGCTCACACTATCAGAGATAAGGTAAACAATGGCAGCAGGCGACCCAGGTACCCCCAAGCGGAATTTCTCCTCAACCGCAGTAGAAACTTCGCTTCAATCATCTATAGCAGCACAGTCACAAGGTGCATCAAACACATCTTTCATTGTCGCATCAGTTAGCGGTTTTCCATCAGTTCCGTTTACATTAATTGTTGACCCAGATACTTCTAAAGAAGAAGTTGTAACGGTTACTGCTGCAAGTAGCACAACACTTACTGTAACTCGTGGTGAAGATAGCACTCAGGCTGTAGCCCACTCTGCTGGTGCTGTTGTAAGACACGGTGTATCTGGTAGAGATTTCCGTGAAGAGCAAACACATATTGCTGCTCGTGGCTATGATGCAGACCAAGCAATCCTTGACCTTGCTAATCAAACACATGTTCATGGCTTGGCTACTGGTGATGGTAGCGTAGTAGGTACAACCAAAACACAGACTCTTACTAACAAGACTTTAACATCTCCAACAATTTCTAACCCTACACTTACAGGCACACCCTCTGCTGGTGCAAGCATTGTTTTTGAAGGCGCTACTGCTGATGCACATGAAACTACATTAGAGGTTGCTGAACCAACACAAGATAATACAATTACCTTACCTAATACAACAGGTACAGTAGTTATTGCTGATGCTGTTCAAACATTAACTAATAAAACTATTGATATGACTGGTAAAACTATTACTGGCGTATCTAGTGCAGGTATGGTTTCATCCTCTGCTACTCCAAAAGATTATGTAGATGCAATTCTAGGTTCTGCTACAGCAGCAGCCACAAGCGCAGCCTCTGCTGCAGCCAGTGCTACCGCAGCAGCAACCAGTGCATCAAGTGCTGCAACTAGTGCAGGAAGTTCAGAAGCCTCTGCTATTGCATCAGCAACAAGTGCAAGCGCTGCTGCAACTTCTGCTTCCTCTGCAGCCACCAGTGCTACTGCTGCTGCTACAAGTGCTACAAGCGCTGCTAACAGTGCAACTGCTGCAGCAACTAGTGCTACCAGTGCTAATGCTTCAGCCACTGCTGCTGCTACAAGTGAAACAAATGCAGCCACTAGTGCATCTAGTGCATTAACAAGTGCAACTAGCGCAGCCACAAGTGCAAGTAGTGCTGCTACCTCAGCATCATCTGCATTAACATCTGCTAACTCAGCAGCCACATCTGCAACAAGTGCTGCTGCTTCTTATGACCAATTTGATGATAGATACCTAGGTAGTAAAACTTCTGACCCAACCCTTGATAATGATGGTGGGGCTTTAATTACTGGTGCTCTTTACTTTAACTCAGTAGTTAATGCAATGAAGGTATACAACGGTTCTTCTTGGGATTTAGTAGCACCTGATACATCTAACTTTATTGACAAAACAATCCTTACTGCTAAGGGTACATTAATATCTGCAAGCACAGCATCTACCCCTGTGGCTCTTACAGTTGCAGCAACTGATGGTTATGTATTATCTGTATCATCTGCAACAACTTCAGGACTTGCTTGGATAGCACCTAACCCAGGTGACATTACTGGCGTAACTGCTGGTACTGGCTTATCAGGTGGTGGTACATCTGGAACAGTAACTTTAAACCTTGCTGATACTGCAGTAACCCCTGCTTCATATACTTACACAAGTTTAACTGTTGATGCTCAAGGTCGTATAACTGCAGCATCAAGCGGAACTACCCCAGTAACTTCTGTTACTTCAGGTAATACAACAAGAATTTCTGTTGGCGGTACGGCTACTGCCCCGACAATAGATTTAAGTACTAGTGGAGTAACCGCTAATACTTATACCCTTTCTACTATTACTGTAGATGCTTATGGTAGAATTACTTCTGCTTCTACAGGAACAGCACAGGGTGAAACATTTAATCCACTACTACTGATGGGAGCCTAACTTGGCTGCAACATATAAAGTGCTGGGTCAGGTTAATCCCAGCGCAACAACAGCAACGACTGCATATACCGTGCCGTCTGCTACAGAAACTGTAATATCAACTATTACGGTGGCTAACCTAGGACCTGCACCTGCTACATATAGATTAGCAGTCAGACCAAATGGAGCAACTTTAGAGAATAAACACTATATAGTTTATGACTCAAGTGTGGCTCCACAAAGCACAGACACTTTAACTTTAGGAATAACCCTAAATGCTACAGATGTTGTAACTGTATTTGCAGGTACAGCAAATCTAGCATTTAATCTATTCGGAAGCGAGATTGCATAATGGCAACAGGAAATATCAGAGGCGGTAAAAGAAACTACGCAAGACCTACAAGTCCTAGTACATCAAGTGCTGCCACTTCAGCAGATACTACAACCGTAACTGTTACTTTTACAGGAAGCACGCTTGGACCTGCAGCAACATCTTATTTAGTAACTGGAACATCTACTAC